GATATTCGATTAAAGAGCTTTGCATTCTGATTCACTTCAGGCCATAATTCGAAATCTCGCAGTGACAAGATGAGCATCAGGTCAGGAAGGAGTGGTATAGGCAAAGGGAAAGAAATTCAGGTGTCTAAGCGTTTAGATGCAATGAGCCTAGGAAATGATTCCAAAAGGATTGGAACCATCTCTGCAAAGAATGTGCTGAATGATTTGGTGAAGAATGGTGACCTGAATGTCATCTCTCTAGGTGGTGATGGATCTGCACTACCTGACGGCATAGAGGACATAGCTGCAGAGTTTGCAGATGTTCAAAAAGGAATAATAACATCTGCTATCAGCCCTCTGACTATGACCCTCAAAAGGGACCAAGAGAGGAAAAAAGTGCCCATAGCTACTATGGGTCGGGTTGTGAATTTGTTCAAGAAGGCAACAGGAAATGAAATGCCGTTTGTCAAGTTTGAGAAGGTGCAGGTTATGTACATACCTTTATTCCAGAAAACAAATGAGGAAGATGATCCTGATAAAAAGATCCCTTCTATGACTGTAGCCTTAGTGGATAAGGGTCAAGAAGAAGCAGGTGGGGACGGAATAATACAGAGCATAACGTTCAGAGCTGATGAGATGGCGCTTATGGAGCTGTCTATGAATTTCTTTGTCACAAGGAAGGATATTGAAAAGATTGTTGTGGATGCTTGCGTGGATGAAATACCAGTAGAGGGAAGGGCATACGGTGCAATGACCATTGCATTCTTTGTCCATGAAGACTATGTGCCATTGAGGACTGAGTTGAAACCATCGACACTGATGTATATCACTGCCATGAAGAATCCTAAGGATATGAACACAAAAACAATCTTTAGGGGTATGGGAGAGAAGGTCATTAAGGAACTGAACTCAGAGAAGGAAAAGTATAAGGCAAAAAGTCTTCAAAGGAAAAAAGAATTGAGACAGAGGGGCAAGAAGGTGGTGATTGAGAAAGAGGAAGATGAACAAAAGAGCACTTCCTCAGAAAGCAGAGCTGACTTGGAATCAGTTATTGAAGCAGGAAGGAAAAGTGTTAGCATGGTCAATGAATGGCTGAAAATGAATAAAGAAAAAGGAAAAGAGGACTTTGAAACAAGTTCTGTTGCAATAGGACCAAGTGTCAGGGTGAATAAGATCAGACATAGAAATTCTGACCACCCCGGTCTTGTAACTATGCTTGATACAGGTTCTGACAAACACTTCTTCTTTGCTAGAAGAATTAATCCAAACAATTCTGTGAAGAACTTTGGAGGCATACCTTTCTTGCCAGTTGAAACTGCTGAAATGGATTTTAATGTAAACGGGGTTAACTTCCATCTGGACGAAGTCTACATGTTTACTGGGAGAGGGCTGGGATCGAACATATTATCTTTCTCTAAGTTGAAAGAACAAGGATTAGTGGATGACATGGTTACTGCTGGGAACAATCTATATCTGCAAAAAGGGGAAGAAATAATAATGACTTTCGATGCGACTGAGAGTGGAAGGATGTGGCTGAAAGATGATGCTTGGAGGAACGCTAGGGAGAGGTTCGGGAACAATCCGGGGACATCTGCTGAAGAGGAGGTGAGGACAGGGAAAGTTGACCTGATGAATTAAGTAATTATTTAATAAATAGTTATAAAGTATAGGTCAGTCGTTGTAAAATATTCAGTGTGTATCTAAGTTATGTGTGTAAAACTCCTATGATGAAGCATTGACTATTAAGATGTTATTCTTAATAGAAAATCTCAATGCGAACATAGTTGAGGTATAATTAATATGTTAATGACCAGCACAGCTGGAAGTTTCGTTTTAAATAAACCTGAATACAATAATGGAGGTTTCTAGGAAATGTGTGTTCACATTATTCGAGTGTGAAAACCCAACTCCACAGAACGAAGAAGTACACAAAAGATAACATTAAAAAATGTTAT